CAGCTCGCCAAGCTTGGCATCCAGCAGATCGGCCTCGCGTTCGCCGATGGCCCCACCGCCGCACCGGGCAAGGTGGTCACCGACGGCGGCCTTAAGAGCGCGCGGGGCAATATCTTTGATGCCGGGCGGCTGGTGCCGTTCGCGGCCGGCGGCATTCTGGCGTCCCCCGTCATGTTCCCGATGGCAGGCGGGCGAGCCGGGATCGCTGGTGAGGCGGGTCCCGAGGCGATCCTGCCCCTTGCCCGTGACACGCGCGGCCGGCTGGGCGTGCGCGGCGGCGATGGCGGCAGCACCGTGGTCGTCAATGTCATCGACCAGCGTGGCGCCAATGCCGGCCGTGTCGAGACCCACGAAAGCCGCGACGCCGACGGCAGCCGCCAGATCGACGTGCTGATTTCCGATCGCGTCGAGGCCGCGCTCGCATCGGGACGCTTCGACCGGACGCTCGCAGGCTCCTTCGGCCTCCGCCGCCGGGGCTTTGCATGACCACGATCGCCCGCCACTGGGCAGTGCGGGCCGAGCATATTGCGCGTGGTCGACGCATTCGCGGCTGACGGCGCGGTCTTCTGCCGCGCCGCCGCACGCTCAGAAGATCCAGTCGCTCGTTGGATGGAGAAGGGTCGCGCCGAACGTCGCCTCCGGCCCCACGTGCCCGTCGCCAGCCACCAGGGGAGCAGGCGGTGGCGGTGGAGGTGGTGGGGGCGGCAAGGGCATGTCCGGCGAGTTCTTGTCCATCTTGAACACGAAGTTGATGTCACGAAGTTTCACACTCACGTCGGCCTCCTTCCGTTGCGGTGACACAAGGAAGCAGGCGCTGCATTGCACGCGTGTATCGCCGGGATTGCGGATGTTTCGCGCGGCGCATTGTCGGGCGTCGTGAGCCGCGAACGGTGACCGCCAGCGGGATTCTGCATGACCGACATTGTCTGGCCGATCGGCCTGCCGCAGCGGATGAATGCCAGCGGCTTCACCGAGACGCTGCCCGACCTGGCGCTGCGCACCGAGATGGACGCCGGACCACGCAAGGCACGACGGCGCTTCACCACGGGGCCGACCGCGATCGAGGGTAGCGTGACCCTCCGCGGCAGCCAGCCAGCGCTGCTGGAAGCTTTCTACCGCGACACGACCGCCGGCGGCACGCTGGCCTTCGACTGGACGCATCCCCGCACCGGGGCATTGGCCAGCCTGCGCTTCACCGGCCCGCCGGCCTTCGTGCCGGTCGCCGGCGATGTCTGGCGGGCCACGCTGAAGCTGGAGGTGCTTCCGTGAGCCGGTCGCTGTCGCTGGCCGCACGCCAGGCCGTCACGGCACGGGAGACGGCCGAAGTCTTCCTGATCCTGCTGGCGATCGATGCGCCCGGCATGGAGGCCCCGATCCGCGTTGTGAACGACCGCGCCGACGTGATCAGCCGGGGTCTGCATTTCGTCGCCTTCCCCTTCGAGATCGACCTGCCCGGCGAGGATCCGGAAGCGCCGCCCAAGGTCACGCTGCGGATCGACAACGTGGACCGGCGGATCGTCGCGGCGCTGCGTGAGCTGCAGGGCGTCGCGACCGTCACCATCGAGGTGATCCGTGCGGCAGACCCCGACGAGATCGAGGCGGGGCCCTTCGCCATGCAACTGGTCAAGGCCACCTACGACGCGCTGGCCGTGCAGGCCGACCTTGCCTTCGAGGACACGCTCAACGCGCGTTTCCCCGCCGGCTCCTACACCCCCGCCGACTATCCGGGCCTGTTCTGATGGCAGCACTCCCGGAATGGGTCGCCGACTATGTCGGCATTCCCTATCGCATGCTCGGCCGCAGCCGGGACGGTGCCGATTGCTGGGGCCTGGTGCGGCTGGTCTACGCGGATCGCCTTGGTGTCGATCTGCCCGCCTACGATGGCCGCGGCTTTTCAGGCCGGGCCAGCGTCGCCGACGTCGTCAGCTTGGTGGCGGATGCCAGGGACGCCTGGCACGAGGTCTCCGAGGACGACGCGGCGCCGCTCGACTTGGTGCTCCTGCGCGTGCACGGCCAGCCGGTGCATGTCGGCGTGCTCGTCGCGCCCGGAATCATGCTGCACAGCCTGGCCGGCCACGACAGTGCCGTGGAACGCCTCGACAGCCTGGCGTGGGCACGCCGCATCATCGGATACGGCCGATGGACGCCGTAGTCGGCGGCCCGGTCGGAGGCGTGCGGCTCCTCGCCTGGCCGCATCCACTGCGTAGCGACCGGATCGACCGTGCCGCGCCCGAGGGGGCCAGCCTGGCAAAAATCGTCGCGCTGGCCGGGCTGGATCCGGTGCTGGTCGAGCACGCTCAGCTCTGGCTCAGCGATCCGAGCCAGCAAGGTGAACCGTGGCCGGTGCCACGCGCGCATTGGCAGCGCGTGCGGCCCAAGGCCGGCACCCTCGTGCAGGTCAGAATCGTGCCGGCGGGCGGGGGCGGCGGAAAAGTGTTCCGCACCGTCCTGCAGATCGCCATCATCGCCGCCGCCATTGCGCTGACCGCCACCGGCGGCCCGCTCGGCGGCATCAGCCTGTTCGGGATCCAGGGCCTGGGCTCCAGCCTGATCGCTGCCGGCATCACCCTGGTCGGCGGCTTGCTGGTCAACGCCCTGATCCCGCCCGTTGTCCCACGCCTGGACGTCGGCAGCCTGGGCGACGCCGGCCGCGTCAGCGCCGCCCTCTCGCTCACCGGCTCGTCGAACCGGACCAACCTCTACGGGCCCGTGCCGCGCATCTACGGCCGCATGCGGGTCTATCCCGTCAAGGCTGCCCGGGACTTCTCCGAGAGCCAGGGGGATGCCCAATACCTCCGATGCCTCTTCGACTTCGGCTACGGGCCGCTCGACATTTCCGACATCCGCATCGGCACCACCCCCATCGGCCAGTTCGAGGGCGTGGACATGGAGCTGCGGTCGGGCAATCCGGACGATCCGCCGGTCACCCTCTATCCCAGCGCCGTGCGCGAGGATTCCTATGCCCTTCGCGTAACCCAGGCGGGTGGGCCGCAAATCGTCGAGAGCCGCGACAATGCCTCGGAACTGATTCTCGACCTCGCCTGGAACGGCCTCGCCTTCTTCGACGACAACGGCAATGCCCAGGCCCGCACCGTGCGCATCCGCCTGGAGGTGCGCCGGCTGCCGGCAGGGGATTGGACGCTCTGGGCCGAGGAGGATGTGTCCGCCGCCAGCATCGGCCGCTACATCCGCGGCTGGCGGATTGTGCTGGGCACGCCCGGCCGCTTCGCGGTGCGCATCACCCGTCTCACCGCGGACAGCATCAGTCCCCGCGTCCGCGACGAGATGTATCTCACGGCGCTTCGGACGGTCGAGCCGGCGCCGCCGGTCCGGGCACGCGGCCGGTGCCTGATTGCGCTTCGGATCCAGGCGACGGACCAACTGAACGGCACGGTCGACGAGCTATCCGCAGTTGCCCAGGCGCTGCTGCCAATCTGGGATGGCACTGGCTGGACCGAACCCCGCCCGACCCGTGCGCATGCCTGGGCCTATGCCGACGTGCTGCGCGGCCCGGCCAACCCGCGCTCCGTGCCGGATTCCCGCCTCGACCTGCCCGCGCTGCTGGAATGGGCCGAGGCGACAGGGGCGGACGGACCTGATCCGAAGCATACCTTCGACGCTTCCATCGACTACCAGACGACGGTCTTCGAGGCGCTGCGCGACATCGCTGCCGCCGGCCGCGCCGCACCCGGCATGCGCGACGGCAGGTTCAGCGTCGTGCTGGACCGGCCGCAGACCGTCCCAATCCAGCACTTCACGCCCCGGAACAGCTGGGGCTTCCGTGGCACGAAAGTCTTCCAGGACCAGCCGGACGGCGTGCGCGTCCGCTACATCGAGCCGGCTCGCGACTGGAGTTCCCAGGAGATCACTGTCTACGCCGACGGTTTCGATGAAAGCACCGCCGGCCGCATCGACAGCCTCGAAACCTTCGGCTGCACCCGCCAGGACCAGGCCAAGCGGGAGGGCCGGTACCATCTCGCCGCCGGTCGGCTCCGGCCACAAACCTACGAACTCTCCTGCGACGTCGAGAACCTGCTGGTCACCCGCGGCGACCTGGTTCGCGTCTCCCACGACGTGCCGCTCTGGGGTTCCGGCTGGGGACGGGTGCGGAGTGTCGCCACAGACGAGGAGGGGCGCGTCACCGGCTTCGTGCTGGACGAGCCCGTGCCGATCCGCGGCGACAGGACCTATGCCGTGCGCATCCGCCGCGCCGACGCATCCAGCCTAGTCGCCAGCATTGCGGCAGAGCCGGGAGAGACCGCGGAATTCACGTTGTCGGTGCCGATCCCACCGGCGGATGGGTTTGCGCCGGGTGATCTTGCCATGGTGGGCGAGGCCGAACGCGAGTCCGCCGCCCTCATCGTCAAGGCCATCATCCCCGGCCCCGACCTGACTGCGCGGCTGGTGCTGCTCGATGCGGCGCCAGAGATCCACGAGGCCGATACCGGCCCGATCCCCTCGTTCGATCCGCTGCTGACGCGGCCCTACGATCCACCGCGGCGCACCCCGGCCGAGCCGGCCGTGGTGGAGGTCTTCAGCGGCAATGCGGCGCTGCTTCGTGCCGGCGATGGCAGCATCCTGTCACGCATCGGCGTCCGTCTGCGAGGCGCTGTCGGGGATCGGGATATCGGTGGCTTCCAGCTGCGCTGGCGGCTGGCCGGGTCGGATGCGGCTTGGGAGGCTGTCTCGGGGCCAGGGCCCGTCCTGTTCACCGGGCCAGTGCTGGACCAGGCCGAATACGAAATCTCGGCGCGGGCTGTTGCCGTCGCTGGCATTGCCAGTATGTGGACCACCCCGATCGTGCACGTCGTCGAAGGCAAGGCGGCTCTGCCTTCGGATATTGGGGCTTTCCTGATCGATGGCCGCCGGCTCGATTGGTCGTCCGTGCCGGATCTCGACCTCGCCGGCTATCGCATCCGCTGGAACCGCGGCGCCGATACCGCCTGGGAGTCCGCGGCGCCGCTGCATGGCGGGCTGCTCACCGCCAGCCCCTTCCTGATGGACTTCCCACCATCCGGCCAGGTCACCTTCCTGATCAAGGCCGTCGACAGCGGCGGGCGTGAGAGCGCCAACCCTGCCGCGATCCTGACTGACCTCGGCGATCCTCCCCTGGAAGGCGAGGAAGCTGCTGCGCGCGACTTCCGCGCCCTCGGCTGGCCGGGCGCGGTGGAGGGCGCATCGGTCGTCGGCGGCGATCTTCTGACCGATGCCGACGGCGGTACTGCCATGTGGGCCGGCGATGCCTTGCCGGTCTGGGGCGACGATGCCGCAGCGATGTTCGACGCGCGGTGGCTGCCGATGTCGTACCAGGACGAGGTCGCCTTCGCCGATCCTCCGCCTGGCAGCCGCGCGCTCCTGCGCGAGACCATCGAGGGACCTGGCGCCGCCATCGAATGGCGGCCCTCCGCCGTCATGTGGTCGGACGATTCCGACCCGATGTGGGGTGCGCCAGGCGATCCGATGTGGCCGCTCGGGCCGGGCGAATGGGCACCCTGGCCCGGCGCGCTCGAGAATCCGCCTGCCTTCCTGCTGCGGGTGGCGATTCCCGGCGGCGCGGGGCGCGGTGCCATCCGCCGGCTCCGCGCCGTGCTCGACGCGCCACGCATCGTCGAATCCCTTGCCGATGTCGGCATCGCCGCCGCCGGCACGCGGCTGCCGATCCAGCGCATCTACCGCGCGATCTCGACCGTGCAGGTCACCGTCCAGGGCGGTACCGCCCGCAGCGTTGCTGTCGAGGACAAGGATTCTTCGCTCGGCCCGCTGGTGAGGACCTTCGACGTCGGTGGCGCCGCGGTGACCGCCACCATCGACGCCACCATCACCGGATACTGAAAGGCTTCCCCATGGCCACCCTGCCTGCCAACGACGACATGACCGGCGCCGGGGT